CTACTAGGCCTGTGCCAGCAGGTTGGTTTAAAGCTTCGATAGTTAAGTTATGAGAGGAAATTGCCGTAATCTTATATAGATTAGTGTGAGCTGCGAACTTAATGATATCTCCAACAACAAACAAAGCGCCATTATCAACTGTGACAGTTGTTGCCCCAATTGCGTAATTTGAACTATTGTTTATTAGAGATGCGTTATCATTATAGTAAGCGTCACTAGATGCACAAACTGAAACTTTAAGAGAGTTTCCTAAAGAACCTGCGAATCTAGATGTCCATTTTCCTACTGTACCTGCACTACCACCACTTTTGAAAGTATTTGTGTAATCATCAGAGTGTTTTAATAATGTTGCGCCGTTCCCACTAGCGTTAGCTGAGAATAATCCAGTGTTAGATATTCTTACAACACTTAATGAAGAACCATATCTCAAGAAAGATTCTGCTGAATAGAAGTCTTCGGCTCCAGCGTCTGTATTAGCCGGTTGGAAAAATTCATCAACTAACTGTTGTCCGTCTGAAACTGTTTTTACTTCATCAACAGGTCCCCATTGGAATAAGCCAGCGAAAGCCCCTCTTGTTGAGGATACTGCTGGGACAACATTCGATAAGTCAATCTCTTTGACTTGAACGCCTGGTGAAACTTGAAATGCCATACTTTTCTCCTGTTAATGTATTTTTACATTGTAAAAGTTGTTTACACTTTTATTTATATATTTTATTTATCTAAGAACTACTTTAAACCTTCTGTAGACCATAATTGTCCGTCTGCGTCCACAAATGTTTCATCGTTGTTCTGTTCCCCAAATACTCCTGCTGGTAACAAATCATCTTCTATCATTTTCTGTTGTTCAGAATATAATAAGTCCTTTACAGCAGTATCCGTTAAGTGTGTGAAAAATTCGGTGGTGACAAACCATGCGAAAAGAACACAATTCATGACCATATCGTCATGATATCCTCTGTCTGCCTCGAATGACGACCCCTTATGAACAAATGTCATTAGTTCTGTTATTGTGGGTCTATCTACTACAACGAGTCTATTTTCTTCGAGAAGTTCTTTTAGAGTAGAACAACCTACTCTTTTAATCTTTCTCGACATCGTAATACCAATATCTTCTGCTTTTGTTAAACCTTGAGTGAAGACATTAGGGTATTCGATATCATAGTGTAATTGAGTAGCAACTAACGAACCTTCTGCGTTATTTTCTATAATAACTAAAGATTCATTATATCTACTACAATACTTATTTATTAAATCCGGAAAGAGTAAAGGGCTAACCATATTGTCTCTAAATGTGCAAACTTGTTTAAAAGGTCTCATAGTGATATCAAATACACTAAATGTAGAGAAATCCATACCTCTCCCTTGCGAAACATCTACAGTTGTAATATAATTATGTCCTTCTTTTGGTTTCTCATAAACAGTTAAACCACCTCTTTTCCATTCTCCATCTAATGCCCTCATACCTAATAAGGTGTCTGCATTGATAAGTGTATTACCAGTACCTAAGAAACTATTACCATACTCTTGTTCGAATTGTGCTTCTGAGGTATTTGCGATTGTTTGTTCTTTCCATTCTTCATCTCGACCTGGTACATCATACCAGTTTATTACAAAATTTGCATATTCTGAATTGCCATGAACCGCACTTTCATATATCTTATGGAACATATTACCTACACCATTTGCAGTAGATGTAATAATAACTTTAGAATCTTTACCAGATGTTACCACAGGATATGTCGCAGTATAGAATACTTCTGCATCTTCTACGAAAGCGAACTCATCTAGATACAACATATTGATTGACATACCACGAATTGAACTTGAACTTGTTGCGGCTGCCACTAATTTACTATCATTACCAAACTCTATATTACCTTTATTCAGTATCTTTACGCCTGGTTGTAAGAAGAATGGCACGGTTTCCAACATTGTAACAATTCTGGCTACCATCTCCCTTGCGATTGCCCCTTTATTCGCTAGAATAGCCACAGTGACTTCTGGTGTAAATAGAAGGTACCACAATAAGTATGCACATGATGTTATTGATTTACCTGACTGTCTAGCAGCTAATACAACACTAAATCTATTCTTATCAAAGTGATGTACCAACTCCTCTTGATAACCACGAAGGTTAAAAGGCACAAGACCTTCATCTAGTGATATAATTTGTGTATAAGTTTCGATAAAATGGCAAGGGTCGTTGGTGCATTTTTGATATTCTGCTATCTCTTCTTCGGTGTATTTGCTCTCTACACCTGCTCGTTTTATAAGGTTGTTTCCAAGATAACCTTCGTTTTTAGCTTTAACCATTATTTCTTTTTCTTTTCTTTCTTCAAGAACTTCTGCAACTCAGATGTTGAACCAACATATAAATGATTATGTTGTGTCCCAACTTTGGTGTCTTCGCCTTCTAACTTCTTCAATTTTTGTTGAAGGTCTATTAACTTCTCTGCTGTTTCTCCAACAGTTTTAATTAATTGGCCTGCGACTTCGTATGCACGAGGATGTTCCGTTTCTTTTGAAAGTTGTAATATACCATCTATGGCATCTTGACCTCGTTCTACTAGGTCATAAAGGTTTTCTCTGGCGTATCTATAGTCTGTTTCCATATTCTCATGTCGAGAAGGAAGTTTAACTACTTGTGTTTCTTTTTTAATATCAGATGAGATATTTAGAATATCATCCAATTTCTGGTCTATTTCGTTCATAATTAAGTATTGTCTTCATCAGCAAAAGTATATCTTGCTCCGTCATCATAATATGTCACATTTTCTGCAACAACAAATGTATCTGCTGGGTCTACTGAACCAACAAATTTAAGTAGTGTGTTTGCATCAACTGTTATAGCAGCTGATAATACCATTGATAATTTGTTAGCGTGAATAGATGCAATGGTTGGATTAGTTGATAAGTTTGTTCCAAACACCTCGTCTGCAACACTTATCTTACTGTTTATTGCAGTTGCAAAGGTTACCGTAGTTGAATTAGATACTGCATTACATCTTTCTCCAAATGCAGGTTCATAGTGTTTAACTTCTTTAATTAGACCAGCGGCAGTTATCTCAGATGTTGAAAATGCAGTTTGGCCATCTCCAAGATAAGTTCTTTCAATAACATTCTTAATAATATTACCAGTGTATACAGGTCCAAAGAAGTATGTTTTCATTGTAAAGTCTAAAGTATATTCTATAATTCTTCTATCTTCAAATGAACCTTCATAGTCATCTTGAAAAGATACACTATTTAAAATGACAGGTACATCTCTATTATCAGGCATTGAATCTACCATTTTCATTGTGACTGTATATTCTGGTTGAAAGTATGGAAGAATCTGTTCTACTATCTGTAATGCATCATTCATATTCTTTGTTAGAATAGATAATGTAAAGTTTAAATTGTATGGTGCTGGGTTGTATTGAAAACCTCTCTTACCATCTGCCTCATAAGTAGACTTTGCGGCTCTTATAAGTTTATTCTGTTGTCTTTCTCTATCATATTCAAAACCTGTAAGTTCAAATGCCATACGAGGTAATGATATTGCACTTCTATTTTTATCTGATAAATTGGGTTCTTCTGCGATTCTATCTAAAAACTTTTGTTTAGGTCCATATGATAACGGAACAATAGGAGAAGTCAAAACAGTTCCATCTGCTTTGACCTTCTTATATTGTATATTATTAAACAAGGTACCAAATACTGATACGCACCGTTTAATAGTTTCATTATAGAAATATGTTCCGAACATTATGCATTGTCCTCTACATATTGTTTTATATCTCCAACAGTAAATATGTTTTCTGCATCTTCATCAGGTACAGATATACCATATTCTTCTTCTACTGCCATTACCAATTCTACAACATGAAGAGAGTCAGCTCCCAAGTCTTCGATTAGTTTACATTCATCTCTTACTGCATCTTGGTCTATATTGAGAGTATCTGCTATTATTTTTTCTATCATTATGGTTCTCCAAACGGATTAACTTCACTTAAATCTAGATACGATGTATCTTTCTGTTCAAATTCTAAGTTCTGAGCAGCCGCATCATTAGAGAATGTCATTCTATCATCTATTGATGTTATTGTAAATTGTGCGCCTGAAACAGCACCAACTAATACATCGTTCACTTCTAGGGTTGTTGTTATGTCTTTAGCGAGTAGTTTACTAGTAGGTTGATGCCATGATACTGCTTCTGCAACAACTGTGCTACCTATCTTTATATCCTCATTAGCAACATAATCTTTATTATTTCCACTACCCATTGTCATACTTAATGAGTATGCTTGTTCGTCTTCTATCAAGTCTATATCTGCAATACCTGTATCGAAATCTTCTTGACCGTATTCGTAGAGTTCACATCTAAGTTTAAATACAAATAGTTTACCAACTTGATAGAATGGGTCTTCGTGTTCTACAAATTTGATTTCAAACATTGAACCACTTAAAGGGAAATAAACTAAATCTCCTTCATTGGGTCTGAATGATGATGCAAGGTTTGAGTCTAGGGAAATGAATCTTTCCCAACTTCTTAGTGATATGACAAATGTTGCTTGGTCTCTAACTTGAACACCAAACTTGGACATAAGGTCTCCTTCTCCTTCGAAACCTTCTGCATTTTCTATATACATTTCAACCGAATACGCATCACCAAACTTAGACTGAACATCTTCGTTCAGTATAGTATCTTCTTCTATTATCTGCCTTGGCAAATAATAAGTTTCGTGACCATAAATCCTTAAAGACTCAACTACTAAATCTTCGTATAGTTGTTGTTCCGTTGAGACTGCATGGTTGAAAAAAACATTAGTAGGCATATCTCATTATCCAATCATATCCATAGGTAACATGTCATGATTTAATCTTGACTCTTCTTCAAGTCGTTGTATTTCTTCTTGTGCTTCTTGTTTCATCTGAGTTCCATCAAGAGTCACTCCTCCAGGCAATGCAATACCTTGGAACTTAGATAAGTTTTCTCCCCATTGGTATTTGCATAATGCGGTTGCATATTTTTTTAACCACATATCATTATAGATATCAGTAAAATCTGTAGGGTCTAGTTTTCTATAACATTCTATGATTAAGTGTTCGTCTTCGTATATACTATCTACATCCATATCTAAATACAATCTATTCATATGTTGATTAAATCTTAGTGGTGTTCTACCAACTAATACATGTTGCATTAAAGATAATTGTTGTTGAACTTGTTCGTAGTATAGAATGTTGGTTGATGTTAAACTATATAAATCGTTTAATCTTATTTGGTATCTCATATCAAACATGTTAAGATTACTCTTATCATTGAATGGGAATATGTTCTGCACTGCGAGAACGAAATCTGGTAATACGATATAGTTCTTTTGTTGTTTAACAACTTCATTAGCATAGTCATGATTTCCAGCGGCATTCTCTGTGAATGACTCGTCTGTTTTCATAGTGGTAGTTTTATTAGCAGTTATCTTATGTTTTAGATAAGTCTTTATACTACCATCGTAATGATAATTATGAAAATACTGTAGCGCCTCATCTATTCTATCATCGAATTGGTCGTCATCGATGTTTATTTCTAGAACAGGTGCACCCAGCCGTCTCTTGATGTATTCTTTTAAAGTTGCTTTACTGTTCGGTGATGCCATAATAGTAGTTCCTGTTTATACTACTATTTATAGTAATTTTAATCTTGGAAATAAGTTTTTGTCTGGAGTCTGTCTATCTTCTCATCTATTCGTTCTATAGAATCGATAATTCTTTGAAAAGTTTGTTCCATCTGTTCTCTGGTAACATAGTCTCTTGCGACTTCTTCTCTTGTTTTATTAATTAATATATCTATTCTTTTTTGTTCAGCGAAAATGCTTCTAATTAACCATCCACCAGGTATTACTATAACAGTAAGAACCAGGTTCCATAGCATATGCGGATCCATTGATATTGTAGCGATTTCCATACATATATTTAGTAAATGTAGTTGCCGTCTTCATCTATATGCCATATGTTATCTAGATTTTTTATATCATCTCTATGAAAGCTATCTTCGTTTTTTCCTAGTGTATAATTTCTCATTCTGACTTGCATATTAAAGGATATACTGTATCTTTCTTTATCAGTTAAGTTTGGTGCGACCATATGCATAGCAGCACTAGGAAACATTAACAAGTCTCCTGTTCTAGGTGTTATTCTGACATTATCATGCAGTCTTGGAGCGGCGGGCATATCAGATACAACCTTAGGGTCTTTATCAACAAACACTATGTCTCCTTCATCTCCATCGGCCCTTATATACATAGCACCAGAATAGAAACAACCGTTGTGTAAATGTGGAGAATTCCATGCACCGAAACCATTAATGTTTCCCCATGAGTTATGAAATTCTATATCAAAAGAATCTTTCTTAACACCCATGAATGGCATAATTTCATCTCTCATCACCCTCTTTATTTGTCTTACTGCACCAATGAATATAGGATTAGTTTCTAAACCATCATTTGATTGCCAACTAGTATTTTCTTGATTAGATAAAAATCTTCCTTCATCTCTTTTTCTTATTGCGTCCATCTCATCTCTCAACAGACCAAAATACTCTTCGGTCATAGTTGAACACCTATCTTTCTCTTCATGTAAAAAAGATTTATGAAATAGATAAGTTGGAAACATTAGTCTAACTGCCATTACTTCTCCTCATCTGTTATGTGTGCAGGACATTCTGGTGGCGGTTTATCTTCTTTAAAGTATTGTCCTTTCTCTTTCCAATAACCTTCTAATCTATATGGACCCAATTTCTTCGAATCACTATTTTTATATTCATCGTACATTTTTCTTCCTTGTTCGTCCATTCCAGGCATGTCTGCATGTCTTGTATATTCACTTCTGTTTTCATGCCACACCTTAGCGTCTTTTAATTGATATGTTGCAGTCCATTTTTCCCTCTTGAAAGGAATCACTTGAACGAGAGGCGTGCCTTTCGGTATAGTAAATGAATGTTCTACTTTAGGATAGAATATGATTTGCGAATTATCCAAATTTGTGTTAAACTTATCTGTATCTATAACACCTTGCCAAACTGCAAAATAATCATTTTGAAATAGAAAAGGGTCTAAGTAGAAACAAGAATAATCTGTTGGTGTAATAATGTTCCATGCATTTCTCATTTTAAACGCATCTTTAACATGACCTTTACCATTCTTTATATAATCAAATGCATTATCAAACTGTTCAGATGGATGTGTCGGAGAACCATAGCCTGAATCTGTTGGGTCTTTTGTTGTAAAATTCTCATTCGACAAACCATCTCTATCTTGTCCAACTAAAACTTCCATATCTCTATTTGCGAGAATATACCAACCAGACTTTAACCAATCGTCCATAGCTGGACATGCACGAATAGTTTGAGTTCTTCTACCTCTTACTGCTTGGAAGATTTTCATTTTCTTCCACCAGTCTGGCATAATAGATTTAGCCAGAATAGGTTTAAAATCCCTTATCGTGTTGTCATTAAATGTAGTGAAGTCTATCGTTGGCATTATAAAACTCTTCTTTTTCTACTAGTTCTATTTCATCTCCTCTTAGAACTACTGAGCGTCTATCCATGTATCTCGCTCTTTCTGTTGGTGCATCTGCACCGTGTGGTATTCTTCCGTCAAACATTAACAATCGATTCGGAACAAACTCAATGTTTCCGATTTCATGATTCTTAATGTGTTCGTTTCTACCATCTAAACCTTGTTGTGGTTCATCATATATTCTTAAATTACCACCCCATTTCTTTTCCCAAAATGTATTATAATAATATAAGAATGAGAGATTCCAATCATCATCTTCAGCACAATCACTATGAGTTGTTCCATGCTGACCATATGTTTGAGAATTTAGTCCCATATATTGAAATCTTTTCCATTTGAATCCAAAATCAGTACATATTCTTCTATTCAACCATCGAGCAGGAATAGATTGTAATGCATCAACACAAACTGAATCTCTTTCAACTACACCATTCTCTACTCGAAAAAATGATGCACCCCAAAATGAATGATGTGGTAATCCTGTTCTACTGTGACCTTGTACTGAATTTGTTTTAGACCATATTGCATTATTGGTAAACTTATTATTAATCCAATAGTGTAGACTCGTTTCTAGATAGTTGTCTATTACATAAATTTTATTTCTTATGGGAAAGTCAACCAATCGAAACGGCTTATCTAGATAGATAATCTCAAGGTCTTCAAACATGTTTTTAACCTATTAAAGCTTTCTGTGGTGAAGGAATCTGGTTTGAGTAATCTTCGAACTCTCTTAGAGTGTCTTCTCTAGTGTTTCTAATTTCTTCAACCACATTCAAGTAAACATTCCATACTGCATCATAATATTCTAATACTCTTCTAGCATCTGACCTTAAGGGGTGGTTTGAACCTTCTCTGCCGGCGGCAACTACATCCATGATGTTTTGAAATCCATAAGAATCGGATTGATCCATGATATAACCTTCACACATGTTTTGCAGTTGTCCACTAAATTGATTTTGTAGACTTACTCCTTCTGGTGGAGCTGAATTAGATATGTATGTTTCAATCGCATCAATTTCAGAATCAACTAAGTTAATCTTCTCTTGGTCATCAAACTGTTTAGTTTCGTCCCATTTTAAAATTTTAACTTCAATATCATCATAAACCAATACATCAAATTCAAAACCTAATTCTGGTTTATCTGTGTTCTCGAACCTGTATTCGAGTCCGTTTGGTTTTCTAACAGTAAGATTTCCATTTTCACAATAAATTAAAGCATTCATAATTTCTCCATTATTAACTGAATTTGTTCAATATATTTCTATAAGTATTTAGTTCTTCTATTTGGGTCGTATCCATACCCTCAATCCATGGTCCGCCTCGTGTATAATGTATTGCACTAGGTCTCCAATTAGTTTCTCTTGTATCATGTCCTTCTGTAAACACATAATGTTCTGGTATCTGAGATATCTTATCAGTCCATTCAAATTGATGTAAGTATTTACCACTTGCAGTATTAATTACTTCTGGTGTAAGTTTTTTGCAGTCTTCGTGTGCGTTATTAAATATCATTAGCGAAGACCATAGTTTCTTTGGATACGAAACATTCTTTTCACCATCGAACTTAGTATCTGGATATTTGTCAAAGTCATATTGTATACATGCGACTGCATCATCTGGGTCCAGAAAGTAGAACATTGGCCATAAACTCTTAGTGAATAATATATCATCGTCTAAGAATATACTAAATCCTTCGTAATTTTCTAAGTATGGAATTAAGAATCTACTGTAAGTAAATTCTGTAGATTGATTTGCATAGTCTCTAGTGTATTCAGGAATCTTAGATATATCAAGAAAGTTAATTTCTGGTTTCCATTTATTCATCCAATTGTGAACCTCTCCACCACCAGCGCCAAATTTCGTTGAATATTCAATACACTTCTTATTTAATTCTGCGAGATTTTTATGTCTAGAATCGTAACCAATGTATACATTTGAGTGTTTACCTTTAGCTAACTTATTGATTTTCTTATTAAAATCATAAACTTCTGTTCTAAAAGTCATCTGTAATAAGTCGGTTAGTATCTCTATATAACCATGAGTAAATGCAAATGATATATTCTTATGATACTTATCTGGTCTTGCAAGTATCTTTTCTTTAGCCCAATCTATAATTTCTTCTATTTCTATTTCCGGAACAGGTATGATATCGTATTCGTCCCATATCCACATTTCCATATCCCAATCATCTAGACATTCAAATACAGGAGAACGAACAGAACCTGGGTGAATGTTTAAACTAAACATATCTCCTTGTTTTTTAACTATACCTTGAATTGGATTCCATAAACCCTCTTTTCTTATACTGTTTACTAACCAATGTGCTTTAGCGGCATGATAATATACAGAACATATGTTCTCTTCAAAGTCTGGATTATGTGATTCATCAATATGCGTTCCTATCTTTTCATATTCATCATTTGAATTTTTGAACTCCATACCCGAGTGACCAGGTTTTGGATTCTCTGGTTTATATGTATAACCATGTGGTAAGAAATACTGATATCCAAAAGCTTGAGACTGCAATGCGTTCCAACCAGAAAACTTACCGTCTCTAATTAACTTAACTACATCTCCCCATGTGACTCTTTTAAGTTTTAGATTATATTCTTTGATTATATATTTTAAAGATTTGTATGCCTCTTTGTCTTCGTAAGGTTCATCTATGTTGAACCCGCCCATGTGCATATGGAAAGACCTGTCTTTCCAATCTTCTTTTTCTAGAATGGCTATAGTGTCACTTAAAGTTTTAGAACTGATACTCATAATATAGAATCCGGTTTATACGGATATTTATGTCTACGAAGTAATAGGTGATCCAGGCCAAGTACCAGTGCCATCCCAACGGATAACTGGTGTTCGCCCTTGTCTTGCATATGTAGACGGCGACCTATGGTCGTAAGTTGAAGGTTGTTGTCCTTGTCTTGCATATGTAGTAGGACTTCTGTGGTCGTAAGTTGAAGGTTGTTGTCCTTGTCTTGCATATGTAGACGGCGACCTGTGGTCATATGTGAATGGCGACTGTTTACTTGTCGGATGTTGATATGTCGAAGGACTTCTATGGTCGTATGTCAATGGAGACCTATGGTCATAAGAAGATGGCGACCTGTGGTCATATGTAAACGGTGACCTGTGATTATATGTAGTAGGCGACCTATGGTCATAAGAAGATGGCGACCTATGGTCGTATGTAAATGGACTTTGTTTATTTCTAATATTGGGTTCTTGAGCATTACTAGGTTGCTGAATATCTCTAATATTAGGTTGTTGAGCAGACCTAATATTTGGTTCTTGTGCATTACTAGGTGATTGATTATTTCTTATATTAGGTTGTTGAGCAGACTTAATCGTAGGTTGCTGAGCATTACTAGGTTGTTGAGCAGACCTAATGTTCGGTTCTTGAATGTTTCTAATGTTAGGTTCTTGACCAGCCTTAATCGTAGGTTGTTGATTATTTCTAATGTTTGGTTCTTGTGCGTTCCTAATGTTTGGTTGTCTAGCATTAGCAATATAAGGCGACTGGAATGTAAACGGCGTCTGCGTTGTATACGGTTGTTGTTGGTTTGCAATGACTGGTTGTTGTGGCATTAGAATTTCTCGTTAAAGTTATGCACCAACATGCCATTAACAAAATAGGTGTGATTTCCTTCAACACCACTTAAGTTATACACTGTCATATCTGCGTTTTCGTTAATTTCCATTATCTCTAATCCGCTTTCGTCTTGTCTATCAAACATTATAGCGTCTGTCATAGAGAATAATGAATCCCCAATTGTAATTTCGTGTGAATTAATTCCTTCCATCCATGCGTGTTCTCTAACACACTTCTCTACATCAATAGCACCCCACTCTTGACTGTTTAACATAAATGGATGACTATCTGTTGTTTGCATGATTCTACCATCTGATAAGATGATATCATATACTGAACATGTTCTTGGTTCCATTATGATTGAAACATCTTTAGGTTCTATACACTTAGTAGATTCGTTCCATGTCATTATCATTTGTCCCATTACAACATTTTCAATAGGCGATTGACTTCCATCTGCAAGCCATACTAATGAACCAGCAGCGAAGCAACCACCACCACCACCACCTGGTGTAGTGTATGGATTACGATAACTGTATGTCACTGGAGTTCTTGCGTTACCAGGTTGTCTTGCGTTATTCGGTTCCCTTGATTGATAAGTGAACGGCACTCTATGGTTGTAAGTAAAGGGTGACCTATGGTTATATGTAAAAGGGGTCTGATAAGTAAATGGCGTTCTAGCGTTATTTGGTTCCCTTGATTGATAAGTGAATGGTGTTCTCGCAGATGTTCTAGC